TAAGTACAATGTTTTTAAGTCTAAACGTAGTCCACCAATGCGCTATGCTACGAGTGAATACAATGTCGCTTTCTAATTTGATTGTTTCTTTAAACGGCGTTAGATAAAACGCCTGCCATTCATTAGACAATTTCCATTCAACGTTAGCTGCTTCGTCGTTCTCAATGGTAGTAACATAGTCGAATACCTTGCGATGCTCATCTGTCACTAGCTCTAAGGTAGCTTGATCAACTGCTACTGCATACAAACTACCTGGCATAGTTATCTTAATGCTCAGAGCTTGCAAGTATGCTAGGCGCAGATAATCCACATCTAAGGTATTCTGTGCAATAGTAAAAAATCCTTGCTGTGCTTGATATTGATCTACTTTGCGCATATCGTATCTACAAAGTCTTTAAAGTTATCTGATAGCAAATAGCCTTTATCCATAACGTGTATGTTCTGACGAGGGATTACGTATCCCCTTTCTCGTTCTTTAACTACTAGCATAGAATTCTTCACAGTGATACTAGTTGTAACATCAGCAAAGGTCAGCATTGGTGTAACTATACCTTGGTCAAAATTTGGATCATAGCCGTTTAGAATATTGTTAGCAATAGTAAAAGCATAGTCGTTACGAAAGTTTCCCTCACGCATATGATATAGTTTCATGTAGTAGGTATAGTTGCGTTGTATACGGCCCACCAGGTCAAACAACATTTTTGTTTTAGCTGTTTTGCGGAATAGAATGACTGTAGCCCAAAGATAATCAAGACCAAACATGCCCATCTTTAACTTCCACGCCGTAGCAGGTTTATTATTCCAACTCATTATCCGATAATCAAAGTCTTGCTCAAATAATTTAATTAAATTAGTATCAAGCATTAGATAATCGCTGTCTATTAGAATAGTTTCATCGTAAGGACTTAGTTCATATGCTCTAAAACGATCGCCATTGCGCCAGCTGCCTTCTACATCTATTTTGCGATTTTTAAGTTCGTTACTGACATAGACTATGTTGTCAAAGCCCTGTGCTGTAGTTCCGTGCTCTGTAACTAAGGTAACAGGTAATCCTGTAGTATGTTTAACTAGTCGTGCGCAATGTTCAGCTATAGTAACGTAGCTGGTCTTTTCTGTGTCAAAAGCAAAAAGCAGTACTCCTCTAGACTTTGCGGGCACGTTTGATTTCGTCATGTTGGATATGCCAGGTGTTCATTACCATTTGATAATGTTGTCGACACAATGTCAGAAGCTCGAGCCTACTAACTAGTATTGGATTTTGATAGGTATCTTCTAGATATAACTCATCAGAGTCCCAGGCATTAAGGAACGCTATTAGCTCTGGGGTAACTTTAAACAGGCCGCTATTGTGTGTTACCTGTAGATCTGTTTGAATTTTTTCTCGTAAGATACGTTTGTTGACTTGATAGTCAGTGGCTAAACGTATTTCTTGGGTAAGGTTGTCTAAGTCGCTCATACTAGTAATTATCTAGTATAGCAACCCAGTGAGAAAAAAGCAACCAAAAAGGTTGCTTAAACTGCGGCGATAGTTGGATTACCCCAACTAGCTGATAGATAAGTTGTTGCCGGAGGAGTGTACGTACCATTATAGGCCATGGTTACGTTGACTGCATCATTTAACCCTACGTAGGTTGTAGGGACATTCCACCCAATTGTAACGGTAATTTGTAGACCGTTATCACCGTTGCCGCCAACGTTGGTGGTGCTTGTTTTTACGTTAAAGTTTGTATAATCACTGTTATATTCGTAACGATAATTACTTGAATAGACCTGACTTGCGAGTTGATTTGTTGTAGTTAATCCCCAATAACCAATACTATTTGTAGTACGGGTTGCGCCGTTAGTTCCTGTGTATGATGATGCGCTGTTAGTCATCACACCACCTTTAAGATTAGTGCCCAAGTTTGTCACTAAGTCGGCACTACGTAATGTACCATTATTGTTCGTAACACCTGTAATATTCCAACCAATACGTCCACCACAGTTAAAGAAATAACGTGCAGCATTGCCACTTGCCCAGGTGAACGTCATGGCTTTTGTACCTGAGAATGCCCCAGTACCGCCAGTAATATTGTAACCGGTCAAGGTAGTTGTTGCTAGTGTGCCCGTGGCTGCAGCAGTTAGTCGACTACTGTAAGAAGTATTAACCGCAGTTTGCAGAGTAGCTAGATAGGTAATAGTTGTACCTGCTGTTGGCGCACTAATACCAGACCCTGCACCACTTTGGTGTAGCCTAGCATTGTTTAATGTATTAACTAAACTTGCCCATTGCGTGGCTGTCACCGTTCCGCTGGCACTAACAGCACTAACAGCAGTTTGGCCGTACCCAGCACTACCAGAGCCCACGTTCCAAACTGTGTTAAGTTGGTTTGACCCATTGATAAGATTATTATAATCTGTAGCTTGGATTAATCCACCTGATGCGTATGTCATTTTTCTTTACCTTAACTGTTTAATTTAACTATAGCTTCAACGGTGCCTTCAGTCACTGTTGTTTTGTCTTCTAATGCGCGGCCAATTACATTGAACGCTGTCATTTCACTTCTGTCTGCAGCACGAGCTAGGCCGTTACCTGCACTTACTAAACGATCACCTTTCTTAACAGCACCAATTACACGAACTGGTACACGACCGTTAACTGCTACTGGTGGATGGGTAGCATTGGTACCTGCGCCGCCGTTTAGCAAGAAACCTGCAGCTGTACTTATAACACCAAATACTGCTTCTGACAATTCTTGTACTGCGGCTGTAATTTCTTTTAAGCCACCTAGTTCAACTACAGTACCCGGTACCATAGGAACGTCTGCTTCAAAGCGTTCTGCCAAGTCAGCATAGTTGGCCTGTACTGATAAGAAATTACCTGTTACACCGTAGATAAAGTTCCAGCGCGAAGCTGATGTACCTAAACTCGATGCTGCATTAGCTGATGGTACAGCATACGCAGTAGTAACAGTTAAGTTACCGTTTACTACTGTCGCGCCAGTGATTGTAGTAGCACCGTTAACTGTTAATGAACTTAATGTGCCTCCGGTGGCTAAAATATTACCTGCGGCATTAATAAATCCGCTAGATATTGTTAGTGTACCAACTTGTGTAGTTGCGCCGTTAACTCTTAATGAATTAAATAAACCACCCTGTGCTAATACGTTGCCAGATGTATTAAGTTGTGAGAACACCGTACCCGTACCTGATGTTAAACTTAGAACATCAATGTTAACACCATAAATTGTATTGTATCTATTTGTAGCATTACCCAAATATGCCACATTGTTTGATGTTGGAATAATGTTACCACTGTGGTTTGTTATACCATTAACTGTTAGTGCATTATGTACAGCACCAGTTGATAAAACATTGCCCGATAGATTTAAGGACGTACCAGTAGTTGCACCAGCTACTGTTAGTGCATTAGCCACTGTGATTGTATTGGTACTTGCGGCAATAGTTAGTGCTGTGGTAGTAACGCCGCTTCTGTTTATATCTACACGAATATTTCTGTTTGATGTTGTTTCTGCAACAACCGCTGTACCGGAACTAGTATCAAATGTCAAGTCACCCCCAACAGTTAATCCGCCAGCTGCGCCAAATGCATAGTTGGTTGTTTGGCTAATATCGCTACGTAAGAATTGGCTAGCTGAGAAGCCGCCTAAAGTACTTGCGCCAGTTGTAGCACCTGTAAACTGTGCTCCAGCAATAGTAGTTTGACTAACTAAATTTAAACCTGGGATAATTGTACTAAAGCCAGGAATTGCTGTTTGTGGTGTAAATGTTGCGTCTTTGCTTAGAATAGCAACAATAGTATTTGATACATAAAATTTAGTTACATTGTGCGAAACTGCACCTGTGTCCAGAATACTTTCTGTTACCGGACCCGATGTACCTGATGTGCTAGTGTATGTAGGACCAATAGTAATCCAGGCACTACCGCTCCATACTTTCAATTGTGCATTAGTAGTGTCCCACCAAATATCGCCTGTTACTGAAATACCTGCGCTAGGCGAAGTTGCTTGTGTAATCGCACTTGAAATAGGTTTCCAAAGATTGTTTGCAGCATTGTAGACTTTTAAGATGTCGTTTACGTTATCATACCAAAGTTGACCTGTTAATGGTGCTGTTGGTGCTGTGCTATTACTAAAGTTTTCTAGTAATTGAACGTAGTTTTCATTTAAGAAAATACCATAACCAGCATAGTTTTTACCAATGAGCGTAAGACTAGTAGCAGTAGTATTAACTGTACCATCTGCGACTGTAGCTATCGATATCCCAGCTGTTGTAGTGACTGTATATGTCATAATTCTAACCTATTTAATATTATATTATTTATCTTA